TCTTCCCCGAAGACTACCTCCGTAACTGGGACGGACCCCGAGGCGTCGGTATCGAAGGTAAGCTCTCCGGGGAAACCGGAACTACCGAAGCTATCTAACCCTTACAAACTACCTAACAAACCATCTCCCGCCTCCTGGCGAACGGCCAATACGCGCCGAACCGTAGTAAGACCACGCCTAGAGGAGAGAGATACATGCCTACCAACAATGAGACAAAGATAACCATACCGGAGCTAGAAAGCTTTTATGAGCAGCTCCGACTCTTTAGCGACGAGGAGAGAGAAGCCGCTAAGACGGCCTGGCTCCCGGTAGTGTCCGGTACCCCGGACATAGCTAGCGATAAGCCTAAGAGAGGCCGTAAGAGATGAGCAAGCGATACCCGCACTTGCAAAGAGTAGTACCCGAAGACGAGAAGCGCGCCGGCCGTATCATCCTAGCGATAGTAGCCGCGCTTCTTATCGCCGCTACGATAACTTGGTATAAAGATAGAGAAGAGAAGCTCGAACGCTGCGCGCCGCTAATGCCCGCTAAAGAACGTTACGAGAAGTGTTTAAACCCGCCGATAGAGTACGACCCGGCGATAGACGACCCCGGCTACGGTAACCTATGGTAGACGACGAAGACACTATACTAGAGTACCTAAAAGAGGTCTGCGAAGAGATAGCCGGAAGATATCTAGACGAAGACGGAGAGTACCGGCCCTTCGGCTAAGACTTAGAAGAAGAGAGCCGGCGTGAAAGCCAATGCCGCCGACGCCGCGGAGAAGCGTAAACGAAAACACAAGAACGGTTAGAGCATCCGAAGCCGTGGGAACTCATAGAGCCGAGCGGCTCGCCACAAGCGAAACAGTACCAGGTAGTACAACGGATATAGAAAGCGCGTAACGCGCTTCGTACTCTCACTTCTTGGTAGCGCGCTCCGTACCGCCCCTATCGGTACGATACCCGGCGAGGAACGCCGCAACTACCGCCGCGATAGCGCCCGCCTGAGCCGGCGTTACAACTTCGAACGCTACTAGCAAACCCTGAAGCGCCGTAAGCGAAGCCGCGAGACCCGCGACGACTTTATCTCTAGTATGCATATAGAACCTCTCAAAAGTATGGGGACAAGCGCTACCAGTAAGCCGACGTCCGCCGTTACAGTTCGCACAAAGTACCCTATAACGGTGCCTCGGCCAGGACCCTTCGGCACGGAAGTCCCTATAGACGAGCTCTACCGTGTTAGTACCCCCGTTAGCCCTACGGTGAGCGTTACCGCCGTTCTCGATATGGTCTATGACTAGACACCAGATACGGCGCTCCCCGCAACAGACGCAGGACGGCCGACGCTTACCCGAAAGACCCTGAAGCGCTACGAGGCGCTTACCTTGCCAGGCTTCTCGTTTATCCACGATAGAAGAGTAACCCGGACCGTAGAACGATAGGCGCGTACCGGCTTATAGAGAACCGATACGCGGCGCCGGGAGCTCTCAAGCTCTACCGGCGTCCGCCGCGAGGAGAAGCGGCGCGCTTCTATCTATAGTGTCGGAAGGGTAAAGATACGCACGCGGCTAAAAGCTAGGGACGCCGCCTATACGACCCCGTTTTAGTGTCCGGCCCCCCGGACGGCGTTCCACCGCGTTAGGCGCTAGCCGTCACGTTCCGGACCGTCCCCCCCTAAGGGACGGAACGCGAACGCGAGGAACGTGACGGGGAAACTTGCCAAAGAAACTAACGGCGGTACCGTATAAGATAACTACCCCCTACCCCCCTCCTACCCGGAACCTAAAAGAGACTCTATATGCCCTCCCTCCCCCCTCGTCGATGCCCTATACCCGGCTGCGTAACCTTCTCGCCAAGAGGCGCCCTATGTGACGCTCATAGCAAGGAACGCGGAGTACGGAGACGTAAGCAAGAGACCTGGCGAGACTACGGTAAGGTATGGCAGGCTATCCGTAAAGACGTCCTCTCTACCTCCCCCCTCTGCGTCTTCTGCGGAGATATCGCTAACGAAGTAGACCATATCAAACCCTTAAGAGACGGCGGAACGCACGACCGGGAAAACCTCCGGCCGCTCTGCAAGTCTTGCCACTCTCGACGTACGCACGCCGATAACCTCGGAAAGCGTTAGCCTATAACGCTTTTATCCCTCGAAGCAAAAACAAAACCGCCGAAAGGGTAAGGGCGTCGCAAACTTTCGCACGAACCTGCCAAAAGACCGCGCCGGGGGCTGAGATATGCGCCGCCAAGTTCCCCGAGAAATGTCGCCGAGAGGCCTTAGGGCCGGCACCCTACCTGTATGGCCTCTTCTAACATCCTCCCTAGCCTTTCGGCTCTCGCTATCCCGGTAACTAACCTCGAACACTTAGAGAAGAACCCGAGACGCGGCGACGTCGAGGCCGTCGCCAAGTCGTACAAGAGGTTCGGACAGCGTAAGCCTATCGTAGCGCGCCGTACCGGAGAGAACGAAGCCGGCCCTACCGGTACGGTACTCGCCGGAAACCATCAGCTAGCGGCCGCTATCTCTCTAGGCTGGGATACTATCGCCGTCGTCTTCGTAGATGAAGACGAAGATACCTCTAAGGCGTACGCGCTCGCCGATAACCGTACCGCGGAGCTCGGCGGCTTCGACGAAGTACTACTAGCCGAGGTTCTCTCCGAGCTAGAGGCCGCAGATGCTAGTTTACTAGAAGCAGCGTCGTACTCGGACCTTCTCAAAAACGGCGCGAAAGACGATAGGGATAAAGACCAAGCGCCCGAGGACTTCGATAGCGTAGACGAGAATATCGAGACCGAGCATACCTGCCCTAAATGTAACTACCGCTGGAGCGGCAAAGCGTGACATATAGCGTACCTTCTCTAGCAAGTATCGCCGCCGTTAAAGGAACAAACGGCTATAAAGTCGTATCTACGTTCTCCGGCGCCGGCGGCTCCTCTCTCGGCTTCGAGATGGCCGGTTACTCGATAGTTAGAGCGCACGAGTTTATCGACGAAGCCGCGAATACTTACGAGGCTAACCATACCGGGACGCCGGTAGACCGTAGAGATATCCGCGAGGTCTCGGCGGAAGATATCCTAAACGCTACCGGCCTTAAAGTAGGAGAGCTCGACGTACTCGAAGGCTCTCCGCCCTGCTCGTCTTTCTCTACCGCCGGCAAGCGCGAAAAAGCCTGGGGTAAAGTTAAAGCCTACTCGGATAAAGCGCAAAGGAGCGACGACCTCTTCTACGAGTACGCGCGACTACTACAAGGCTTACAGCCTAAGGTCTTCGTAGCCGAGAACGTCTCCGGTCTCGTAAAAGGAACCGCTAAAGGCTACTTCCTCGATATCTTAAAGAAGCTTAAAGAGAGCGGCTATCGCGTAGAGGTTAAACTACTAGACGCGCAATGGCTAGGAGTACCACAGGCGCGTAACCGCGTTATCTTCGTAGGCGTTAGAGAAGACCTTAAAGACGAAAACGGTAAAGCTATCCTACCGGCGTTCCCTACTCCGCTAAAGTACCGCTACTCGATAAACGATGCTCTAGCCGGCGTCTCGCCTATCGTAGAGAAAGAGACCGATATATCCCGCTACGCTATCGGCGCCGAATGGGAGCTTACCCCTATCGGCGGCTCCTCTTCGCGCTACTTCTCTCTTACGAGACCCGACCCCGATAAACCCTGCCCGACTCTAACCGCTACCGCCGGCGTCCCTAGCGCTGCTAGTGTAGTACATCCTACTCTTAAACGTAAGTTCTCCGTAGCGGAAGCTATCCGGCTCTCTTCCTTCCCTGACGACTTTAAACTAACCGGTACTTACTCTCAAAAGATAGAGCGCCTCGGTAGAAGCGTTCCGCCCCTACTAATGAAAGCCGTAGCCGAGACCGTTAGAGACTCTATCCTAGGAGAGGCCGTATGAGTAACTCCGTAGGGCATCGCCCGAGCTCTAACGCCTGGGAGTTCGACGCTTCCGTAGTAGAGGTCTTCGAAGATATGCTAGCTCGCTCTATCCCCGGCTTCGAAGATATGCGCCGCGTTGTAACGGAAGTAGGCCGCGCGTTCGTAAAGCCCGGAGCTACTATCGTAGACCTCGGCTGTTCTAAAGGCGGAAGCCTAGCGCCGTTCGTAGAAGATAACAAAGCTCGCGCGTATATCGGAGTAGAGCAGGCCGAAGACATGAGAAACGCCGCTATAGAGCGCTTTAAGGCAAACTCGCGCGTATCTATACTAGACCTCGACTTACGCTACGAGTACCCCGAGGTACTATCTAACCTTACTCTCTCGGTACTTACAGTACAGTTTACGCCTATCGAGTACCGCCATAAGCTTTTAAAGCGTATCTACGATACTCTAAAGCCCGGCGGAGCTTTCGTCTTCGTAGAGAAGTGCCTCGGCTCTGACCCTCGCGGAGACGAACTCCTAACTAACCTCTACCTCGCGCGCAAAGCCGAGGAAGGTTACTCTACGGCCGATATAGAAGCCAAGCGTAAAAGCCTAGAAGGAGTCTTAGTGCCTATCACCCCCGCGTGGAACGAAGCTCTACTACGTTCCGCCGGCTTTACTACCGTAGAACCTATCTGGCGCTCTCTAAACTTCGGCGCCTGGGTAGCTATCAAAGGAGAAGAAAAGTGAGCAAGCCAGGTCCGGCGCCTACGCCGACACACCTTAAGATAGTACGCGGCGTACGCCGCGACCGTATCAACGATAAAGAACCGACGCCTAGCAAGAAAGCTCCTTCGTGCCCGTCATGGCTCTCTCCCGAAGGTAAAAAGGTCTGGCGTCGTACGAGTAAGCAACTCTCCGAGATGGGCGTACTCTACGCCTGCGACGGAGATAGCCTAGCCGCTTACTGCGAAGCCGTCGTACGCCATCAGAAGGCGTGCGAGCTTATAAACTCTACCGGCATCCTTATCAAGGGGAGACGCGACGGCGTAGTTAAGAACCCGGCTGTACAGGTAGCGCGCGACGCGGAGAGTACTATAAAGGCTTTCGCGCAGGAGTTCGGCCTTACGCCGTCGGCGCGTACGCGTCTTAAAACTAACCAGGAACCGGAGACGGGCCTAGATGACCTCCTCCGGTGAGCCTCGCGCAACTACCGCCGGCCTTGCCCTTCCCGAAGGCACTTACTTCGACGAAGACTCCGCCCGGCGCGCTATAAACTTCTTCGAACGTACCCTTATCCACGTCGATGGACGCTGGGCCGGTAAGCCTTTCGTACTACAAGACTGGCAGGTAGACCATATCATAGCGCCGCTTTACGGATATAAACGCGCCGACGGAACTCGTCTCTACCGGCAGGCTTATATCGAAGTTCCTCGTAAAGCCGGTAAAACTACCCTCTGCGCCGGTATCGCCCTCTACGGTCTTATCGCCGACGGTGAGGAAGGCGCTCAAGTAGTAGCGGGAGCTAGAGACCGTCCGCAGGCTCGGCTTACGTTCGACCTCGCGCGTAGAATGGTAGACGCGAGCCCTATGCTATCTAAACTAGCGGTAGCTAAACGCTCCTATATCGAGGTTCCTAAAACGGGAGGCGTCTTTAAAGCTATCTCCGCGGACGCTGGCTCGCAGCACGGCCTTAACGTATCTACCGGTATCTTAGACGAACTACATGTACATAGAAGCCGAGACGTCTACGACGTTATCGCAACCTCTCAAGGCGCGCGCCTCTCGCCGCTTCTTATCTCTATCACGACTGCCGGCCTCTTCGACGTCAATACTATAGCCTGGGAACTACACGCCTATACCGAGAGCATCGCGGCCGGTATCGTAGACGACCCCTACTTCCTCGGCGTTCTCTACGGAGCCGACAAAGAGGACGACTGGACCTCCCCGGCCGTATGGAAGAAAGCACATCCTAGCTTAGGCTATACCGTCGCCGAAGAGTTTTTAGCCGAGGAATGCGAACGTGCTAAAGCCTCCCCTAACCGTCAGACCGCTTTTAAGCAACTTTACCTAAACGTATGGACCTCCGAAGCCTCTCGCTGGCTCGATATCGAAACATGGCGCGCCGGAGCTCTAGATATCGACGAGGACGAGTTCCTAGGCGCCCCCTGCTGGTTAGGCTTGGACCTTGCAAGCACTACGGACGTTACGGCGCTCGTCGCCGTCTTCGAACGGCCCGACGGGGAGGACGGCTACGTAGTAGTACCTCGTTTCTTCCTACCGGGAGACGATATCGTAGAACGCGAACGCCGAGACCGGCTACCTTACCGTAAATGGGCCGAAGACGGCTGGCTAACCTTAACCTCCGGAAACGTTCTAGACTATAACGCGGTACGTCTAGAGGTTCTAAAGTTCGCCGAACGATACGACGTACAAGAAGTAGCGTACGACCGCTGGGGAGCTACCGCGCTCGTCTCTCAACTAATGGAAGACGGCCTTACACAGGTCGTACCGACCGGTCAGGGCTTCGCTACCCTCTCGGCTCCGAGCAAAGAACTAGAGCGCCTCGTACTCGGCGGAATGCTCCGGCATAACGGCTCGCCGGTGTTGCAGGCTCACGTCGATGCGGTCACCTTAAGCAGCGACCCCGCCGGGAACATAAAACCGGATAAGAAGCGGAGTGCATCACGTATCGACGGCGTAGTAGCCTTAGTTATGGCGATACACGCGGCGAGTCTTAACAACGGAAGTCAGAGTACTAGGTCAGTCTACGAGGAAAGAGGACTAGAGGCAGTATGAGTAACATCGTCTCAAGCAACGCAACGGTAACAACATCCGTAGCTAAACTTATCCAGGACACTACTAACGTAGGTGTCATCAATAACGGCCAGGTAGCTTACGCTATCTCTAACGTCGGAGACGGGACTGTATATGTCGGCGACTCTAGCGTTACGACTTCTAACGGCTTCCCTATCCCGGCCGGAACTTCTCTTACCTTCGATATCCCTATCCAGTCTTCGGTATGGGCTATCGCTACGGAGTCATGCGCTGTACGTATCCTTAAGGTGGCCTAATGTCTATCCGCATTACGAACCCCGCAGGCGGAGCTACCGGGCCTCAAGGCCCCGCGGGTAGCGACGGCCTC